ACAACCATCGTGTTCGGCTTGAAACCACCGGACTTAAGCTGGATAGTACGGCTCAGGCGGGTAACGTCCTGAATCGGAGTGGAGTTGGTATAGTCATCCCAGTTTGTGACCTCAGCCGCAGTATCGTTGTCGCCATCAGCAACACCAGCCCAGTCAGTACCCCAAACACCCGAGGTGAAGAAGGTTGTGGCGAACTGGTTCTCGCGGTGGATCATCAGACGGTTCATCAGAGTGGTAGAACCAGCCGAACGAATGTCCAGAGCGGCATCTTCGTTAGCAAGCGTCTGCTCGTCAAAGTCCATGCCGAGACCATACACATCAGCAAAATACGAGTCATTCGAGATGCTCATGCCAATGCGGTTGACTTCAGTGCGAGGGGCCAGCTTTTGGACATCACCCTTGCGGTTCATGTTGTCACGGTCGTAGATGTAATACTTGTCAGACTGACGCTCAACGCCAACCAACGGGAACACCTTGTCCGCGATGAAGTTTGTTTGTTCTTGCACGTATGCCAGCGTCAGGTTGGTGAGCGGCTGGTCAATATGCACTTGACTCGGAGTCAGAAGAGGCATAATGTTTATCCTTTACTTATAGGTTAGGCCGCAGCATTGCCGCCATTGATGAGTTCAACTGCGATGATCTGGCCGTCAGCACCATCTTCAAGGGCATAACCCAAGATGATGTCACCAGTGTCAGCAGTAATTGCGTCACCGTTGAGGTCCGAAGCAATGTCATCACCAGCAGTGATAGAACCACCAGCTTCAACAATGGTCTTACCGGACACTACAACAGTAGCAGCACGGCCAGCAGCAGCAGGTTCATTCAGGAGAACGCCCACAGCAGCAACACCATCACCGGCAACATCAACTTGACCGTCAGCAGCAAGGGCAACGAATTTGAATTGAGCAGCCGACAGATCACCGCCAGCCTCGAAAGTGCGTGTGTCACGCGATTGGAACACAGCCATAGTTAGTCTCCTTTACGAATGGCTTTAAGGACTTCACGGCCTTCGTCTGTCTTAGCAACAGAAGCATAGGCTTTAGCATAGTCCGATTTTTTGAGGTTGTTGGCTTCCATATGAGCCTTGACGAGAGATTCCATCTTGTCGCTTGCAGTGGCAAACTCACCATCAACATCCGACTTGCCGAACTCTTCCATCTTATCAGAGAAAGCCTTGTCAGCAGCCTGAAGGGCTTCCATGAGAGCTTCCACTTCGTCCATCTTCTCAACAGCAGTCAAGAGGCCCTTAGCCACCTCAACCGAGAAATGGGGTAGCTCTGCTTCAGCACGTTTTGTCAGAGCGGCATCAGCCTTTTCAATCTCTGCTTCCTCAAGTGCTTTCAGGATAGGGGCAGGCACATCAGCTTTATTGATCTGCTCGCCACCGTATTCAATAAACTCTTCCGGGGCTTTCTTTTCGATAGTATCTGCCTTAATGACAAACCCTTCGTCCAGAAGTGCTTTACGGAGCTTTTCATTCTCAGCCTTCAGTGTCTCCACTTCATCAGCTTTTTTCATATCTTCATTAGCCATGGCTTTAGCTTTGTCGTAAGACATGCCTTTTTGTTCCATGTACATTTTCATCTTGGACTTCATGCCGTCAGACATCTTATCCATTTCTTCCTTTTGACCATCGGTCATCTTGGTAAGTTCCTCAGACATTGTGTCTCCTTCGGAATTGTCACGCTTGAAAAGAGACACCGTCGCTTGTGCATTGGCGGGGCGATCCACCAGAGACAGTTCCTCTAGTTCAAGCTGTTTAAGTAGATTAGCCATTGTAATCTTCCTTTACTGCGCGGCCACCAATGCTAAAAGCGGCCAGTTCTCCAGATTTGACCTTGGACCAAACTTCATCGTCGTATACCTTAAACGCGACAATCCATCCTTCACGGTCACTCTGTATGCCAAGGGAGTCACCAATCTCTTTGGTGATGGGCATGGAATGAACTACCACACCGATCTGACCTCCGTTGTGCATTTGCTTGCCAACCCGGACGTGCTCCATGAATTTACCAACGGCTTTCACGAGCGTCTCAGGTTCAATGACATCTCCTTGACGATCTACAACAGGCTCACCCTTCTCGGTGACTACTGAGGCCCAGCCCCATACCATCCGTTGCTCTTCGTCAGTCTTTAGAATCTTACCAGTAATATCTGTTTGGTTGTCGGCTTTACGAAGGGTGTCCAGCTTATGACCTACCATCTCGCCAGTAGGTTTACCTTCGTCATCAACAATCTCAATACGGGCGGCAGGTTCATCTTTTGTTCCAGTGACCTTCACGGGAATGTCGGGTACTGTGCCATCACGAACGATCTGACGAACAATACCACGAGCAGTGCCACCAGAAGAGTTCCAAGAAACCCGATCACCAGTGCTAACCTTAGTAACTTCACTTACAGTCATGTCTTCTTCCCACATGCGGCAGGACCAGTAACGGGCCGATGTTTTGTCTGTTGCAGTGTCGCAGTTGTGACGAGCGCGAAAATTGCTACGGGCATCAGGGTCATCACGTCTAATCTCCATATCAGGGGAGCCAAAGGTAACCTTCTTGGTCTTATCGCCATCCTTGACGTAGACCCCAAACTTCTTACTTGAGCCGCTAGGTAGACGGAAAGGCTTGTTGAGTGTAACCTCTCGACCTTGGTAGTCAGCCTTACACATGATCTCAGCCACTACAGCCCTGAGAGCCTCTGTGCTGTCCATACGCTCGTCCTCGGGTTCTTCAGCATACTCACCACCCGCCATGTCGCTGTAGTGCTCTAGGTAGGCTCTGTGGTCCTCTCCGGGCATATACACAGCTTGACCATCATACTCATGCACATGGATACTGCCACCAAGCCCAAGGTCCATACTACGGGCACGAGCTTCCATCTCTGTGGTGAAGATGTCGTTAGCGTAACGAGCTTTCTTGATTGCACTATAGGCAGAAGCCATTGCTTGTCCTTCGTCTTGAGTATCATTGTAGACCGAGTTGAAAACTTCCTTGAACTGTTGACGCTTGTCTTCAGGTACATTAGAAGGGACTTTAGAGGCAGAAGAATAGGGCATCAGTCTTTCACCAACACAGCTTCGACAAAGATAGAAACTTCATTGGTGCCAGAAGTAGATTTAGCTCTGAACGAAAAGTCAGTCTTTTCACCAATGCGGAAAGGTATCTGACGGTCGTAGGAAACCTGAGAAATATTAAATGAGGCTTCTGCTACATTGTATTCCACCCCAGATGGGAATTGGAGGTTGTTACGGATAAAGATGGTTTTGTTGGTATCTACAGTACCACAATTCACATCAATACGACATATGTGTAGAGAGTAACCAGCGGGTACAGTATAAAAACAACCTTGCTGAACACCAATTTCTGCTTCAATGTACCCGTAGGTAGTCCCACTATTGCTAATAGTCACGTCTCCAGTGGGATTAGGCGTAGCGACTACAACAGCACCATTAATACGGAGGAAGGATTGTGTAGTGGTAACTGAGTTAAGGCCATTAAGTGTGACCACCTCAGAGATGCGATTGTAGTCAGCGTCAAGGCCACTAATGCGTACCTGCCCAGTGTCTGCTGCATCAGAGCTAACTACATCCATTTGGACTGCACTAGCAGGATACTGATAGGCACCACCACCATCATTGAACACAGTCTCGTAGGTAGTGCCGACAGTACGATTAAATCCAAAGATGTTCAAAGGCTCTACTTCACCAATCAGACCACGAGAGATAGCAAGGCCAGAGTCACGGAAGTCTAGTCTTGACCAACTAGGCATCTCAAAAGCCACCCTGAGCAGCGGTTCCACGGTCACCCGGCAGGTCAGCTTGACCCATGCGACGGGCACTCTCTAGGTCTGCCCCATACTGTTCCCTGTCCAGAAGGGGGAGTTCAGCGTTATCCAACAGCGCATCAACAATATCAGGCTGAGAGGCAAGGTTAATGTCTGCACCATTAAGGTTACGCAGGTAAGACCCAAGCTCACGAAGATCATGCGGTGCAACATCACCAGCAACAATCTTGGGCATCAGATCATAGTCAAGGCCATTCAAGTCCCAGAGGCGTTCTACAAGCTGCTTATTAAGGACATCAACAATGGTTTGAATATAACTCTCAAGGGCACGTAGGAAAAGGTCAGTCTTGCTTTTGGAGAGTGCGTAAGACCCACCTGAGCTACCCAGCATGAGGAACTCAGAAAGCATACTGCGGGCAATGTCGTGTTGGTAACGTCTTACAATAGGGTCAATATCAATGTTACGAGTACCTTGGGATGACATTAGCTCAACATCAACCAACCGAATATTACTAGGTTCCCCCTCTTTACCGGGGAAAGTGTCACTAGATACAATAAGACTTCCTTGCTCGTTAAACTTCAAATCTCGAAGGATAATCTGCAACTCATTCACAAAAGCCTTTTGGTCAGGTGTGGCATCTGGGGCTAGGTACTCAGCAGGGACACGGGCTACAGGAATACCAGCCAGTTCCCGTTCTACAGCAATAGCCTCAATGGATTGAAGGTTGTTGAGGAACTCATAGGAAGTGTAGGCATTACGGATAATAGGGCGACCAGCAGGATCATTATTGATACTAGTGGTGCGGTAGTACAGGCTCTTACGGCTGGGAATATAATGCTTCTGGTTGCCATAAGAACCTTCTTGGTGCATACCCAAGATTTCACCAGTCTTCTTGTCCACCTCAAAGCGAGAGACAGTCCAAGGGGCACGAGAAGCAATCTTACGAATACCAATACGGCCATCAGAAAACTTAGAGCGTTTCTTGGGGTTCTGAGTGTCTTTACCACCACGACGCTTGTAAACTACCTCAAACCAGCTAAACCCGTATGACAGAAAGGACAGGCTCTCAGAGATGTGGTCATCCAGAGTGTGCTCCATATCTTCCAGAACACTCTCTACGAAGTCAGCCTCACGCTTGGCAGCTTCAGAGTCATCGACAGGCTTAACGCTCAGGTCAACATCACG